CTGACTGGAAGCTTGCCGGCAAAGATAAAATTTCATGTAATATGCTGGGCGTTAACAAAAGCGGTTGACAAATAATGTCAACCGCTTTTGTTAATAGTCTTTGCCTATAAAGATAGCGCCATAGGACTCTTCGTAAGGTTCTTTGTAATAAAAGTTGCAACCAATGAACAACGTGTCCCATGCATCGGTAACGTGTGTCTTATGTTCATCTGGTGCATCAGGTGAGTCATCATTGTGTTCGGGTGTTTTGTCTTTCTCAAATCCATTCTTTCCCTGGCGTATGCCTGTCTGTTCCATTGCTATCTTCAGGAACTCATTATGAATCATATTGAAGCGTGGAGTGAGCAGTTCAGGATCATACTTCAACGCCTTATCTATCTGTAAATGCTTCCAGTCATGCGCTGCTGCCTGACCAATATACACATCGGTAACATTAAATCTATTCTTTTGAAACACTGATACGATTGTATCGCGGTAACTGTCATTGGTTGTACCTGTTGACCATGTGAATGTATGATCATAGTAGAATATAACTTCTTTCTTAATCAATGGTGCATAGTAATCACAGAACATTTGTATTACATCCTGAAGTTTACCAGGTGTTTTAATAAAGAATGACTTAAGTGTCATCATCTCCCTTGTTTCAGAGTTAACCTGACCAACACAGACAGTTGATATAGCAGCATTACTATCACAACCTATATACAATGGTTTCTTAAAGTCTAAGTCTCCATCGCCCAGACAACCGGCAGTAGTGAGCTTCTTCCAATCAGTTTTTTTAGTTCTGCCAATAACGTCCAGGTTCTGCATTCCGCCAGGATCTTTCGGAATATAAAAATGCTGATCGTCATCCAGTGCAGAGTAGAACCCATTCGGAACACGGAACAGACGTTCATTCATAAAAGCAGTACGCCATATCAATGCCGGAGAATCACGGTACATTTGCCATACATAATCTTCACCAACTACCTCAAGATTATCAAATATATCATACTCAGCATAATAAACAGTATATTCCTTATCTTTACCTTTCATTGGTATTTTAGGCCGTTGAAACTTACGCGCTCTGGATAGATCTTCCTCCAGCTCTGCAATCTGACGTCTTGAATATTCAGTTTGTTCAGGCCACTTTTCAAACTGTTTTTTCTTATGATATAAATTCCGAATGAAATTAATGTGCGACGGATCCATTTCCTTTTCTTTATCCAATATCCATTTCCCCATCTTGGAAGTTGGCATATCGGTAGAGTAAGTAACCCGGTGATGAAAGGGTGAGTAATCGAAGTATTGTTTATTCCCACGATTAGCCGGATTTACCTCTGACTTAATCTTATCATAAGAAAGGAACTTTGCTTCAGGTCCGATGATCCAGTCGAGCGACATGGAGTTAGCCGACATTCCCTGGTTGAATGAAAGCACAACCATGATTGTTCCATTCCAAAAATGAAAACAGTTTTGCCATGCGTCACGCAATGGCATTCGTTTAGGTAGTTTGAAGTTTTTATCTGCAGGCGCACGACGGCCAACGAAATAATGAATTCCTTCTACATAACCCCATGAAGAAAGTGCATGACATATTGCCGGTAAAGTATTACCCCATGCTTTTGAATAAGTTGGTGAAAGTAAAGCACCGGTAGAACCCGGCATCGACCAAACATTCTGAAGTATTGCCCTGGCATCTATCCCCTCAGATTTTCCTGTTCCGCGTGAGGCTATAAAATATTCATTATTGGCCGAAATAAGCATGGCATCCCGCTGTGCTTTATTGAAGAATTTAAGCATAGCCTCTTCATGTTTATGAAGTTGAGCCGGATCAGGTTGCTGGTAGTTCATATTATTCTTCGATTACGGCCTCAGTTGCTTTTTTACTCAAGTCTTTTTTGAATAATGCCCGGAATGCTTTCCGGTGTGCTTCCAAATCTTCAATGGGTTCCATGTTCTCAAGTAAGGTGACATCATCCGACGGCTCGAATGATGGTGGAATCATTTGAGTCCAATCAAAATCTTCATCTTCTTTATCGCATCGGGTATATTTCCCGATCTTATCCAAACAGGCAGCCATACCTTTAGCATCCCGTTCAATTTTAGCAATTTCAAAGCCTTCTTTTGCTCCTTCAATAATCATATACCGGTACCATGTTTTAGTAGCCAGTGGAAAATTTCCAACTATTTTTTTGATAGCAGCTACATCGTTGTAAGCTTGGGATTGACTAACCGAAATACAAGTGCCACCACAGCCATTCATAAGAAACGTGACCAGTTCATTGTCCGAAGTGGTAGGTTTTGCCATTAAAGTGGAAACGCAGGCCATTAATCGCTCTTTTATTTCAATCTGAGTAGGATTCAGAACCAGTGAAACTTCTTCGCGGGTTTTGAAAAGAGCCTTTTCTATTTTCTCATAGACAGATAATTCATCTTTTGCCATAAAATAGTATTTATCAAAATGGGCAATGCGCTAGCATCACCCATTTCTTATCTAAAAAAGTTTTATTCAACTCAATTATTCAACAGCGTCCGTTTCAGATTTTGCGGGAGCAAGCTTTTGTTCAAGTTCTGCCAATTCTGCTTTGTAAGCATCAATTCGTTTTTGTGCATTAATTTTAATTACTTCGCGATCAGCTCCGTCAAAAGTTGCTTGAGAATTTTTGAGATTTTCCTGCAATTTCAAAACTCTGCGTATCATTTCAGCACCGGCAACAAATGGATCAGCAGAATACTCTTGTTTTTCAACTTTAATTTCTACTGTTTTTCCTTCGCTCCAGTCGTTGATCATGTCCCAGTTCTGGCGACGTTCATCGTCCAGCTCGCATAATTGTTTTACCAATTTTTTGCGGGTAGAAGGATGAAGCGCTTCAACACTGATTTGCGAATGAATTGAACCCATAAGCGGAGTTATCTCCTGAATCCGTGCATAACGTTTCTGCAGGTCTTCCGGCATATCTTTGATAGCCATAATCTGAATACCACGTTTGGACTTCAATGCTGTCAGTTCTTTTTCAAGTTCCTCCAGTTTTTCTTCGTACTCCGATACTTCGCCCTGAGCGGTTCCCAAATCTGATTCCAATTCTTCAACCTGATCAGATAATTCCGAATTTTCATCCAAAACATCTTCGTTCTCAGATTTCAGCAATTCGATTTTCTCCTTCAGCTCGATAATCTGAGCATTCTTTAGTTCGATAGCTTCCAGTGTTGCAGTATCGGGACCGATTTCCTTCAAAACCAATTCAATGTTCTCAAAAGCTTTTGGATTAACCTGAACATTTTGCGCAATAGCCGAAACTTTGTTGATAAGCATAGTGAAATGGATATCATGTTGTTTCGGCTCTTCTTTCACCTGGCCGAAGTATTCTAAATACTTCTTTTTAATGTCTGGCGATGCCAACTGGGTGAAAATAGCTAAACCGTCGAAGTATCTACCCGACGGTTTAGCAAGCCATTCCTGTATTATTTTCAGCATAATCAACTGATTAAGATTCTGCTAACAAGTCCTCAATATCAACCTTAGTTGCAAGATAAATAACAGGAGAAACTGAGTCAGTTCCGTAAGTTATTTTGTAACCACGTCTGTCAGCACGTTTTTGTCCACCGTCGAATTCAAATTTCAGGTTACACTCCATGCCCGGTTGTCCAACCATGATTTGTTTTCCGTCCATATTTTCAACCACCAGGTAACAAGGTGTATTGTTATACTTACGTGCGATGGCAGCATAAGCAGCTTTATCACCGGCACGGTAAAATTCACCGGCAGGAGCAAAGCTCTGGCCTTCGATTTCACCCTGGCTTGGAGCCGAATATTTTACTGTACCCGGAGTACATTCAATATAAATAGGTTTTGCACCTGCTGTTTTCGGAGTAAATGCTCCGGCAGCTGTGACAAAATCAGCTTCCGTTACCTGAGTGGCAGGAAGTGTGGGAACTGCAGAAAAATGAGTAGCAAGAAACAACAGAACGAAGTTCTTGTAACCGCCCATATTATCTTCTCCGGATAAACCGGTAATAGGATCAAAATTTGGAGTCATTTTATTTTTTATTTAAAAATTTGACAATTAATAAGTTGAATAACAATAAGCCGACTACCTGAGTAATCGGCTTATTGTTTTATTTAGGATTCAGCCTTTACGTAGTCACCAGCAAGGTCAAGACCTACGTTGGTTTGTTCGTTAGTTTTGAAAACTTTGGCGTGTACGTCGCGAATACGAACTCCGTAAGCAGCTTCTATCCAGAACT